GCAATAAATGATGCAGAAAATAAAATCAGGGTATTATTGATTTTCGGAATACATGACAATGCAGAAGAAAATCAAGGGGATATTATGCTTAATCTAATCAACAGGATTGTTATTAGATTAAGTGAAAACAATGTGTTGAAGACTTTTTATCAAGTTGGGAAAATTGAATGGGCAATTGATGATGAAGACACCTATCCATATTTTTTTGGTGGAATGACACTTGAATTTGCACCAGCATATATACAAAGAAGGAGTGATATATTTATATGACTGTAAATACAAAAAAAAGAAAAGAATCATTTGCGTATATCGGACCGACAATAAAAAACAAGATTGACGAAGGGACTATTTTTACAAATGGTTATCCACAAATAGCTAAAGAATTAGTAGCTAGTCAGCCGCTTATTCAAAAACTATTCGTGCCATTAAGCGAATACGCAGATAAGAAAAAAGAAATTGAAACGAAAGACAGCGTTTTAAATGTTATTTATAACAAAGTAAAAAACGAAGGAGGAAAGTAATATGTATTTTCACGGAGCAAAAGCAACAGAAGTGCCAACACAATATGCAAAGCCTCAAATTGCATTATCTGGAGTGCCGGTAGTCGTTGGAACGGCACCTGTGCATCTAGCAACAGAGCCAAAAGTAAATGAGGCGGTTTATGTAGAAAGTTATGAAGATGCAGTAAAATATCTAGGTTATTCGAGTGATTTTGAAAAGTACACGCTTTGCCAGAGTATTTTTACACATTTTATTAAATTTGGGGTAGCGCCTGCTGTGTTTATTAACGTTGTCGATCCTGAACAACATAGAACAGAACTAAAAGCAACAGATTACGACGTTACAAACAAACAGGTAACAATTGAACAAAAAGATGTGATTTTGGATTCTTTAGTTGTAACAAACGCAGAAACCAAGACGAAGTTAAAAGATGGCACAGATTACATCGCAACATATAAAGATGACCTAACAACTTTAATTACGCTTACAGCCGATGCAAAAAAAATAAATGTATCAGGATATATTTTAGATGCAACACAAGTTACAGCGAGTGATGTAATTGGAGGATACAACGAGGATACTGGTGAAGAAACAGGAACACAGCTTATTAGAACAGTATTTCCTAAATTTCAAGTTTTTCCTGGAACAATTTTAGCTCCAAAATTTTCGAAAGATAAAACTGTTGCGGCTGTATTGCAGAGCAAAAGCAAAGAAATTAATGGAATTTTTACAGCGATGGCATTAGTTGACATTGATACAGCAACAGCATCTAAATATACAGACGTAGAAGTAGAAAAGAGTAATATTGGAGTAACAAGCGAAAATGCTATTTTGCTTTGGCCACAAGTAAAATACGGCGATAGCATTGTATCTTATTCTGCTGTAATGGCTGCACTGATACAGTACGTTGACGTTAAAAACAAGGGTATTCCTGCGAAATCGCCTTCCAATGAACTTTTAGGAGCAGATGCAATTTGCTTGTCTGACGGAACAGAAGTAAATCTGGACGAAAAGCAAGCGAATACGCTTAATGCAGTCGGAGTTGTAACGGCAACTAATTATGGCGGCTGGAGAAGTTGGGGGAATAATACAGCATGTTATCCGTTAAACACAGATCCGAAAGACAGATGGATAAATTGTAGAAGATATTTCAACTGGCGAGAAAACAACTTTATTATAAGCGTACATGATAAAGTAGATGGCATTCCAAATTCAAAGCAAATTGAAGATATAGTAGAGGCAGAAAACATGAAAGGTAATTCGTATGTAAATGAGGGTTGCTGTGCCGGAGACAAAATCGAATTTAATCTTTCTGAAAATCCGATTTCGAATATCACAGATGGAAAATTTGTATTTCATTTTATGCTCGCTCCTTATACACCGATGGAATTTATTGAAGCAAAGTTTGAAATGGATATAGCAACAATCGAATCGGCATATACAGCCGCGTTTGAATAAAAAAGGAGGAAGACACATGAATTATCCTAGCGTAATAAATCAATTTAAAGTGTACGATAGCGAAGAGTCAGCAGAAATTGTTGGAACGACAGGAGAAATCACTTTACCGACAGTGGAGACAAAAACCAGCACTATAAATGGTGCTGGTATTCTTGGAGACATCGAAGAGAGTGTTGTTGGCCAGTTTAACTCTATCAAAATGGATATTCCGTTTCGAGTAATTTCAACTGACATTTTTAAGCTGATGAAAACTAATAAGCCGACTGGTGTTGTCCTTAGAGGGGCAATACAAGGATTTGATACAGAAACTTCTCAGGCAACATTTAAACAGATGAAGGTTAGCGTAAAAGGTAAAGTTTCGTCAATTAATCCTGGAAAAGTAAAAGCAGGAGAGCAGATGGATTGCTCTATTTCACTTGAACTTACATATATCAAAATTGAGTACGATGGAAACATCGGCTTAGAATTAGACAAATTAAACAATGTCTATGTTGTTGATGGAGAGGACATGTTGGCTAATATTAAAAATCTTATTTAGAAAGGGGATTTGAAAGATGAAAGAAAACGAAGCAGTTGTAATTGAAAATGGAGAGATTGCCGAACTTGACG